AAATATGCCTCGTTCACCGGAATGGGAGTTGTAAAGTGACAGCCACTCTTCCATGAATTTTCCGACAGTAGGTGTTTCGTTATACACTGCACTGTTGTTAGCAAGAGCTCTGTGCGGCGCTGTTTCCCACCATGGTCCAGCTTTAGCATGTCGAATCCTTTCATCATCTAAGTCTGACAAGGATATCATAGCTGAGCGACGAACGCCACCCACTACAACTACCTCACCAATCTTACACATCAAGTCGTGGCACTCTAGGGAATGCAGCTTGCGACCTTTTGCGCCTTTAAATATAGCTACCGCAAAGTTGAATAAGTCAACTAGTGGTTCTGGCCCGGAAGCTCTTCCACCAAATGTTTTGAGTCGTGCTCCGGCTGGGCGGACGGACTCAACATTCCATTTAGGGATTTCTCCTGCCCAGAGGTGAGCGAGTAGGAGGCGGAGAGACTTTGCCCATCCTTCCTTGCTATCGTGTACGACGATGGTGTGTTCGGAATCAAACAGGTTTTCTGGCACTTCGGGCAGTTTGTTAATATATTTTGCTTCGACAGAGAACCCCACGCCAGTTCCGCAAAGCAAAATGAACATCGCTTCGTCGAACGACTTGGGGTCATCCACCGGGAGATAACTGCAGTTATAGATGCAAGTATTGTCACGATCGGCACTCTTTCCTGCCGTCATCATGGCTCGCATGGACGGCATTAAATCTAGGTTATGAATTGCGGTAAATATTTCTTCTTTTAACGCGTTATTTGCGGTGATTGCTGGGGTACGACTAAAAATGTATTCTACAAATCGGTTTACTGTTTCTGGCCATGTTTCTCTTCGTTGTTTGTCATCGATAAAACGGGCATAACGGCTGGCGGCTATATATTCTTGATATTGATCCATGGGTTCTTATTGTTATTGAGTTGACGAAAAAGGGAGGCCGCAGTTTCTACGGACACTCCCTGTACTACCTACTACTGAAAGGAACTACTTATACTGCGAAATCTGCTGCTGATGCTGTTGCGCCACCTAAGCGCTCACCATCTTCTGTCTTCATAACAGCGTTCAAACCAAATGCAATACCCTTGGTGCCGCTTACATCATATGGGTACATTGTGATTGAAGCGCGGCCATAGCAACCACTGTAAAACTCACCCTTGTCAAAGATTTCGTTTTTGTCAGCATCAAAGATGCCGGGCTTTTCGTTGGAGTTGGCGTTAAAGAAATAGTGACCCGCATAGATTGGATCGTCTTTCTCTGCGTCGCCATCACGCAAACCGCCTTTAAGATTCTTTGGAATGTTGCCACCAAAGTAATTGACATTGGCTTGCTTAGTTTGTTCCAAAGCTTTGTTAAAGGCATCTACACCTTTCTTGTCAGACTTAGGAATCAAAATAGAAGCTGAGTACTTCATAGAGCCGTTAAGTGTTTCTGCTGGCTCAAAAACGTGTACAAAAGAAAAACGTACTTGATCAGTAACGAATTTAGTTTTTGTGGATTTTGCTGGCATAATTTTTACCTTTTTACCTTTTTAGACTAACTAGAATTAAAGGGTTCTAGTCGTTACCCTTACTACGCATCATACAGTATACCATGATGTTCAAGGGCGTACTTCATTGCCATTGCTTCTATGAATTCTGCTTGATAAGTTTTATCATACAGGATTTCTGGATCTTCTGCAATCACATCAACAATGTTTTCTATTGCATCTCTTAATTGCAAAACACATTCTCTATTTCCGCTGCCGGGCAATCCATCAAAATCTTTTATGAATTTATCAATCACATATTCTGGTACTTCAAACTTTGTGTCATAACATTGTACCAACATGGTTGCCTTTCTTATTATTATTTTGCTACCATCACCAGCCCCACGTTCCCCATGGCGTAACCTAGGAACATAATGCCAGTACCAATTCCGCCTTTTCTAAATTGATCCATAGCTACAATAAAATACACAACGCCCATTGCTGCAATTAGCCAAGTACTCATGCAAAATCCTCCTTCGCATTTTCTTTGATTCGTACTAACTTTGGTGAACCTTCTGGACGTAATACTAAGTCGCCTAACCATGCGGCAACTTGTCCTTTGGGTCCCATCTTTTCTAATGCCGCAATGGACTTTAATTTCTTTGGTTCCCAGATTTGTTCTTCTGGCATACCTTTTTCTTTTAGCACTACCGCTGCTAGAGCTTGATCACTAATCTTACGATGAGTTGATGTGGTAGATAACTTAAAGCCGGGCGGAATAACTTCTTCTTCAACTGCGCGAGTTAGCGCATACTCTTCAACATCATTTACCCACGTGCGGAGGTCTTGCGCTTTGGTGAGGACTTCGCTGAACTCTTCTTCGCTGAGGAGGGCCGGGGTTTGGAACTCGAGCTTTGCGAGGTCCGAGTTGAAGTCTGAGCGGGCGCGGCATTGCGCTTTGGCTTTGCAGAACTGGCACCATTCGCCCGGGAGGAACTCGCCGCTGCCAGACCACGCTTTCTTGGCTTTTGGCTTGACGAAGTAGTTTGCCCAATCGATGAGCTTGGTGACTGTCGTCCCATCGCTGCTAATAGAGTCAAGTCTTGGCTGGTGGATCGTGTAGACAACTTCTTTGATGTCTGGGTATTCTTCTTTGAACTTGCTCCACGCACCGAGCGCGTAGAGTCTGAGCTGGGTGTTGTCGATTGCGGAAACGGCCACGCCTTTGCCGAACTTGAGGTCGATGACTCGAATGGAGTGCTTAGAAAGTATAACCACATCGGCCGTACCAAAGCCGTCCGGCACCCAATCAGAAAAGTCGACACGTTGTTCAAAAAGAGGCGTGTCCCCCTCACCAATTTGAGAACGAACGTACAGTACATAATTGTCCACGTTAGCTTCAAAATCGTCGCGCTCGTCGGGTGCGTACGTTTGGTAGATATCACTGCTTTTGATGGCCGCATATTCGCTTTCATATTCTTCATGCCCTATTTGGTTAAAGTATTGTCTTAAACGGATTTCTGCAAGCGAGTGGGCTAGTGTGCCTTCGGCGCTGAAATCTATCCCCTTGGTACTGCGTTTTGGGTCTGGAAGGGTTGCTTCTAATCTGGCTGATGGCGTACAAGAAAGCCATCGTTTTGAGCCCGAAGCTGAGAGTAGGGCATGCGCTGTCATTTTTACCTTTTTAGTGTCTATACATACTAATGCAAATTATACTACAAAACTGCCTCTATTTTTTGGAATATCTTTTTAAGTAATTTTGGGCGGATTTAAGAATATCCAAAGAATCTTTAAAAAGGCCTATTCCAACGTTGCAATTTCTGCATAAAATTCCACGGATAACTTTAGTTGTATGGCAGTGATCCACACAAGCTTGAAATTCGGTATCTAATTCCCTTTCACAGATAGCGCATTTACTGTTCTGTGCTTTTACCATATCAAGTTTATCCTGATGTGTTATGCCATAGCGGTTGTAATTGGCTTTTCGCCAAGTTGCTCTTTTCTTTTCTGGGTTGTCTTTTTGCCATTGAGTGGAATAAATAATTCGGCAAGCTTTACAAGTACCGTCTAATCCGTCTAAATTCTTTTTTGATTTGTAATACTCAGATAACGCTTTTTCAACGTTGCACTTTTTACAAGTTTTCATGAAACCCTTACTGGTTATTTGGTGGGTAGCCTGTGAGTAAGCACAGGCACAGCCGCTAAGCTTATTCCCCTTTGTTGTTTATTACTTTAATGCTTTAATTAAATCAGAAATTTCTTTATTGAAATCTATGGTTACTTCTTGTTTTACTTCTGCTTTGATTTCGCGGCTGTCCTTATAATCGTCGGGATATTGCCCGCGTAATGCAATCTCAGCAATACGGCTGTTAAATGCTTTGTTGTCAATATTGGCAAGCATCATCATTTCCCAATAAGATTGGCCGTAAGTTGTTGCCATGTCCATTGTTTCTGCAAAAAATGGATCTTCTTTCTTTAATCGAGCTGCAGTGGTTTTGCTGATGCCAATAGCGGCATACATACTTTTTTGAGACGCACCTTGCTTACCGAGTTCTAAAACGGTCTGCGCCATTTCTTCTGTAAACTCTTTTTTCTTTGGTGATGGTTTTTTGGTTGCCATTAGCATTTCCATCTTTTTAACGCCGCAGCTTTGCGTGTTGGTTTACCATTTTCATCTTTCATGGGACCGGGAACACCAGACATACGAGCGCAAAAAGATTTTTTACGAGATCCACCTTCGGGCTGCGGTGCTTTAAGATGACTACCATTTTTGGCGTTGTAAGCTTTACGACCTGCCTCTGTCATGCCTGCACCTTCTTTAGTACTTAAATAGTGGCGGCTTTTACCAGTGGTTGTCTTAGAGATTGGCTCATCATGTTTAATAGACCCGCCAGTGGCCTTTTTAGCCGTTTTGGCAGACTCTACGAATGCTTCCTTGGTAGGGGCGCCAGCTGAGCCGGGCTTGCGCATACGCTCTCCTGAGCCGTGTGCGATACGTTCCTGTTTAGCGTGGATATTGGCATAAAGGCCGGGTTTGGCCGAGCCGCCAGTTTTCATTTTAGGCAATTTTTTAAAGTCGTCCATTTCGTCCTCTTATAGTATTTGGTGCCCGTCTTTCCGGGCTGTCACGACCGAGCGTCCCCAGTCCAAATGCAGAGCTTCTTTACGCTCGCAGGAGCGCTTCACAGCGTGTCCTAACTATACTAATGCAAAAATACGACCAAAACCGCCCTAGTCTGGAATGATAATTGTCTTCTTCGGTTTGGATGGGACTTTGTCTTGCACTTCTATAGCTTTACGCAAATGAGGCATGACATCATTTAGCATCATCTTAGCCATAGCTGCTGCTTTTTCTTGATGCTCGATTTCTTGTTCTGCGCTGGTTCTTGCAGACTTGCGTTCTACTTCTGCAATGATGTCATTACTGACACCTGCGCGTTTAAGCAATTGCTTGAGGTTCATCTGCTGGCTTCTCCGTTGCTGCGTTTAATGCGTCAATCTGTGGTGCGCACTGTGCTTGAATGGCTGCAATAATGTTTGCCAATAAAACTACTGGAGTTTGTGATGGCTGGTTTAACGCGTTAATAATGCCATTGATATCACGAACACTAAACTGCAATGTCATGATCTTGTCATCTAATGGATCTACCGGAGTTGCTTGTACATCTACTGTGTCGTTCATTTCTTACCTTTCTTTTTAACATCAATTTCTACATCATTATCGGGTATTGCTATTTCTGGAGAATCACCAAATCGAGTTTTGGTGAAGTGGCCTTTTTTAATCATTACTTCAAAGCCATCCCACAAACGCTGGAATTGCATTTCAGTAACATACTTAATGCCTTCTAATCGATTAGCTAATTCATCTTCACTAAAAGCGCCTTCTGGTCTGTCTAAGTGTTGGCGAATCAATTCATCAATCATATCTACAACGTTCCATGCTTTGATGATGTCCTGTTCTAATTCAAAACGATCATATTCACAAAAGAGTTTCATTTCTTCATCGCCTTTTTCATCTTCTTCAGTTTTCCGTCCCAATCATATGTGAAGTAGCGACCCACTTCTTCTAATGCTGGAATCAATGTTTCCCAACTAGCCACATCATCTTCATGGTATGCGTTGGGATTTTTCTTAGCGTGTTTTAAATCTTCTGTTAGCCAGATATAACTTTTCATTATTTCTTGGCTGACAATTTTATCTACGCAATCATCGTCAATTTCTACAATCATAGTCTCACCTTTTGTTCATCTACTCTTACACATTGGGTTGCAGCAAAAGTCATCTCAGGCTTAAACGGCAAAGATAAAAATTCTTTCTTTAACTGTTCGCATCTTGCTTCTGAAAGCGGCTCATGGCTAACTACAAAATCGCACTGTTGACCCATACACATAATTGCTACAAACATAAATGCGTTCATTTGCCGCACTCCTGATCAACAGTTGCAGATTTTTTGCGCAACTCAATTTCATCACGCAAATAAAAAGCAGCTTTTTCTAAGTCTTGGATATCTTTACCTTTAAGGTCTGCTCGCCAAATGTATTTCATAACATTGCCAAGGTTAAAGCCCATATGGCGCGTAATTTCTAAACACTCAACACCGCTGGGGTGGCTGGTGTAATGTTTAGGATTATTGACTTGGTCGTACATTGCGCATCTCCTTTAATTCTTTTTGCATAATCTGTAACTCCTCGAAGCTGTCACAAACCCAGATTCCCAATATACTTTCGTAGCGGCTTGTATCGATATCCTCAACACCAGTAAGCGTCTCCAAAACATAGTTTCCCCCAACACGATGCTCCACAATAAAATGACTCACAAGCCTAGCTCCTTTTTAATGTATTCTACGCCCTTAGCAAAATGATAGCGCCAATATTTTTCTGTAACCATTATATCAGAATACGTTAAACCATCAAGAAAAGCAGTCATTACTTCGCGCTGTTTTTCTTCCATATGTTGCTCTACTAAACGCTTAATATCAATCATATCTTCAAACGTCCAAGGCAACCAACCTTCTTGCAAAATATGCTGACTATCTGGTGCGTCATCTTTTTCAAGCATCTCCGGTTCTTCGTCAGAAAGTCTGACAACAGCTAAATTAACTTTGTGTTTTGTTTTTGTTATTATTTTCATTTGATGTTTAACGAATCTAGTAATGCTTCTTGAGTTGTTATCTTTCCTTCTAATACTTTTACTACATGCTCATCTATGCTATTAGACAAAACTAGATGGTGTATAATAACCGGCTTTTCTTGCCCTTGGCGGTAAATACGTGCGTTGGCTTGGATGTAGTTTTCCGAAGACCACGGGAGGTCGAACCACACCGTTTGTGCAGTGTCACCAACGTT